AATGCCAAAGTACAATTATTCTTAGAAAATATTTTAGAAACAGGAAACAGAATACTCTTATTAGATGACGGTTATGATACAGCAGATGAAAAGACACATGATATGATAGGAATTAAAACTTGGTTTAACGAAAGATTTATTATTGACACAAGCCGTAAGATTAGAGATAGTATTACTGCACTACAAAGAGATGGTAAATGGATTTGTAGTGTGCCTTATGGATTTAAAAAAGACATGTTTGATAAGAGTAAGTATGAAATAGATCCTATAACTGCTGGCTATGTTGAACAGATTTTTGATATGTATTTAAACGGAATGGGATTGCATCAAATTTGCAAAAGATTGTCGCAAATAAATGTGCCAACACCAGCAATGATAAAAAAACAACATCAAGAAGAAAGAGGGGCTGTGTCTAAAAGAAAATCAAAAGGTATTTGGGATGCAACTACGGTATCTAGAATATTAAAAAATGATTTTTATATCGGAACACTCACTTTATCAAAGAGTAAACGTAGATCTATTAATGGCAAGCAAATTGAAAAACCAAAAGAAGAATGGAAGGTGTTTCCTTTGGCACACAAACCTATTATAGATCTTCAAACATTTAGCTTAACACAAAAGGTAATGGCTGACAGGTCGGCATTCAACTATAGAGGGCAAAAAAATAAAAAAGTAAATCCTTTTTCGGGACTATTATATTGTGCCGATTGTGGCGAAAAGATGACCTCGAAGGGTGGCGAGCATACAAGATATATATGTAAAACTTATAATGTTTTAGGCACCAAAAAATGCTCTAGTCACGCCATTAATGAAATTACTTTGACAGAGGCTCTAATGGAAATATTGAAGCATTGTAAAGGTAATCTGACGCATGTTATAAAAGATATAGATAAAATAATTCAGGCTGAAATGCAAGCAAAATCACAAAACAAACCTGCCAATACTGATAATCTAGTGCACAAACTAGGTCAGCTACAACAAGAACTAGAGATATTGATTCAGCAAAAGGTTAGAGACACAATGAAAAATCCAACCATGGCAGAAATGATTGCAAAAACATATGATGATATACAGGACGAGAAGCTAAAAGAAATGAAGATGATTGAAAGACAGGTATTAGACAGCCAGGTAGAAGAATTAGATGATGTTAAAATTAAAAGTGGACTTAATAATGCAATAGCAATAATAGATGATATTTTAACAACTAAAAAACTTACTAAAAAACAAGTTCTAATGCTTGTTGATAGAATAAACGTGCACGAAGATAATGGCTTAGATGTAATGTTAAAGGGAAACCTACATGAGTTATGTAGTAACTATTTTAGAGCTAGCGATAGTAGAATGGCAAAAATTAAAAAACATATATGCAAATATGTCTTAGAAAATCCAGAAAAAATTCTTACACCAGATGTAGTTGTATATGTTAGAAGCCAAGGCATCAGATTGGCATATCAAACTGTTTCTACAATACTAAAGGATGAGTTGCTTGCCAATGGACTTATAGAGCATAGAAAATCTCATAGGGGTTACAAGGTAATTGCTACACCAGAAGATGTGCGTGCTCAACTTATAACTGACCATGTTGTAGGCATTACCAGATGGTTACGCAACAACAATGACATAATCGGAATAGCACATAAAATAGTAGAGTGGATTGAAGGAACTAAATATAAGAACAATAGATTTTAATAGAGAGCCGAAAGGCTCTTTTGTTTTACAAAAAAAGGCCGCTATATTTAGCGACCTTTTGTTATCTCATAAATTGCATTAACAAATCTCTACTACTTGGTGTAATGCTTTGTTTAATCTCTGGTTGAATAGGAGAGATTGTATTTAATGTATTAAATGTAATTGAATTTTTCATTGACATATTTGCTTGAATTACTTTTGACATACTATTTACCTTATCTTCAAATCTTTTTATTCTTTGTAATGGGAATTGCATACCTGCCAATATCAACACGGACGTTGCTTCTGAATAGCCCACAAAAGTGTCATAAGGTATACCAAATTCATTTTCTAGTGCTGTCATTTGAAATGATTTATTTGAAGTACTTAAACCTATATACATAACTGATTTAGCCTCTATATCGGCGTATATTCCGTTTCTAACGCCGTTTATGATATCGGCGACCGTACTCTTAGGTTTGCTTTGTTTGGACAGTACAGCCACTCCTGGGGTGTTTAAAAGCGTTTTTATTTCGCTCTTGTCTAAATTGCCTAATTGACTACAGTTATTTATATTTAAGAATGCATCCATATCTCGAACAAACTTATTGTTAATTACAAACTTGTCTTCGTGCTTTGAGTTATCAAGTAGAAAAGTAGCACCAAGCCCTTGAATGCTGTTTAATTCAGCAAGTGCGTTATAGGCATTCTCACAGCTTCGTATAGACTCTTTTATATCATCAGGCATAACTAATGCCATAACAACATTTCGTCCGTTCTGGGCCAAATATGAGGCTATAAAAGTACTTAATCCAGAACCTGTGCCACCACCCAATGAAGAACATATTAAAATATATTTTTCCTTTAGAACAGAAGTGATATTTTCTATAATTTCATCTATGGATTGTGCGGCAAGTTGTAAAATTGCCTGCCTGTTCTTTGATGCCCCTTCACCGTTCCTAATATGAATACGGTGCTTTGCATTTTTAATGCTATTGAGATCTTCGATAGAGCTATTAACGTATGCTACATTATAACCAAGTTCCTCAAATCCGTGTGCTATATTTGAGCCAGCTGCCCCAAGTCCTAAAATTGCTATTTGTTCTTTCATATTATTGTACCTCCTCTAATAATTCAATTCCTAATTGCGTGATATAGTGAGTGTTAAACTTTCCATCTTTAATCCCTTGTGAGATATAATCATTTTTATATAAGAAGTTTACGGCTCTGTGTAGAGTAGTATAACTCTTGCCTATAGGACAATAATTTGTTATTTCTTCTGTTGTAATTGCTGTAGCAGATGAAATAGCTTGTGATTTGGATAATATTGACAATAAAATCAAATGTGTGCGATTAAGTTTCATTTAAGTTCTCCCCTTTTCGTTCAATTGCATCAAGGTGCAATCAAGTGTTAAATTTATAATATCACCTTGATGGCACTTCTGTCAAGTCACTTTGCAATCACTTTGAAAATTTGTTATAATATTTTTGAGGTGATAAAGATGACAATGAAAGAAGGGACTAAAACATTAAGTTTTAGAATAAATGAACAATTAAAATTTGAAATCGAGAAAGAAGCATTTAAACAGGGAAGGAGTGTAAATAACTTATTAACTAAAATAGTTAGAGAATATCTAGAGCAAAAAAAATAGGGAGACTGGTATTAAACCAATCTCCCTTAAAATTTATCTTATTTCTTTAGTTCTTCTACAATTTGTTCTATTTTATTAGTTAAGAATGCTTCTACATCACCATACGTGTCTTGTATAACCGTTTTAGCATCTGTGGTAAGTTGTTTTTGCACAGCATCCCAAGTTTTTACAAATGCTTCTTTTTGTGCTTCAGCATCAAAAGTACCAGCTTTTTTAAGTTCTTTTACATATGTGCTAGTTGTGGTTTCTACCGCAGCTATAATCATATCATTAACAAGACCAAGTGTTACTTGTGCCTTTTCGTTTTTAATTTTCGTCTTGTTATTATCATATAATGACTTAAGCCAAGTGCTTAAAAAACCAGCAAGTACTGGTACAACCGCAGTAATAACTGCTATTAAAATTTTTTCCCATTCCATAATCTATCTCTCCTTTTAATCATTTTGTATTGCAATGCGTTTAATTGTTCTTTTTATGATAATCAGGAAAGTCTTGTTTGTTATAATAATCCATTATAAAGTTAAATTCTCTCTCTCCCGTACCATTCTGGTGCAATACTTCCGAATATTTTTGATAAACGGCGCGTATATGATCCATTTCTTCTGGATGAAGTCTGATGCGACGTCTACACCTATTTCCACAATCAAATAATTCGGAACGAAGACGATCCGCTTCATTTTCTAACACGTTACTTTTAACTTGCTCTAATTGTGATGTTAGATTTTCATTAGTTGCCAACAACTTATCCATTTTCCCATCAAGTTTCTGTATAAGTTCGTCATTACTTCTTACACTATCATCTACACAATGCATCCAATTATTGCGTTTAGCAATGTTCTCTGGGTTGTAATGTGAGTTAAACTCTAACAATGCTTGTTTACAATCCTGTATCATCTGCTTTGTATCTTCTTTTTCTTTTTTCTTACGTTTGAAATATTTGCGTACTTTTAGGAACTCAGGAACAATCTTGCCTTTAAGTTCACAAAGTTCTCCAATAATCTGAAGAATAAGGAATAGTCCAACTAAAGCAATAGCTATTGTCGCTGGAATTCCTAAAAATTCTATGCCTTTAATTATATCTCCCATTTGATATTTCACCTCCTTTTAAAGTAATAAATCTCTTTATCTTTTTACTCCAATTGGAGTGATTCTATTTCCATTTTCCATGTGCTATAATATTAAAATTGGTTGTGTAGGCAGGACTATGATTATATTTATAAGATAATACAAAGCTATTAACTGTATGAGATATACTGTTATTACTTGCACAATCCCCACATGCAGAAACCAAAAGACCACATTTAGCAGGAGTAATCATTACTGTAAATGCAGTATTAACAAAGGACACTGGCATTGTTACAGTAAAACTATTAACACCATCACTAAGTGCTGTCGGATTATGACTTGCTGTTCCAACAACTTCCATTGTTCCACTATTCCATTTTTTCCATGACCAAACACCACTCGCTCCTTGCTCAACAACATAATCAGTAAGCTTGGTACCGTTAAAATATATGTTGGCGCTACCGTTACCAAGTGCTATACTATTAGCTTTATCGGCGTATGTCATTACGGCTCTGTTGTTGTTACCATCATACACACCAATAGCCGTAGCGCTGCTTGCACTACCACCAAAAATATATGTATTGTGTGGATTTGTTGCATTGTCGGGTGTACTAAATCTTATACTTCTTTCAGCAGAGCTTTCTTTATTACCACCCATATACAGATGGCCTTTAATAAAAGCATTATTATTTACTTGCAAATCAGTACCAAGGGTGGTTTTGTAATTTGCGACCAGTGTGCCGCTAATTGCAGTATTGCCATCAACTGACAAAGCACCCCTTACTCGCTCGTTCCATTGTACATCTAATAAGTTGTCGGTTTCTGCCATTTTACCAAAACCTATACCCTTACCGTTAGACTTAATATTCATTGGTCTTGAAGCTGCTTTTAATGTACCAGATTTAGTTGCTGTAGCACTATAAGCGGTATCCTTAATGGTAGCCGTGATAGTGTATGTTGTACCAACAGAAAATCCACTTCCGTAAACACCAGACCAAGAGCCACTTGTATTTGTTGTAGCTTGTACTGTTGTTGCTGTACTATTACCACTGTTGGTCAACACAACAGTTCTCGTATTAGCACCATTAATCGTCGAATAAGATGAGTTTACCGTTACATAAGCGTATGTGCCATTTTCATCAATTGTTCCATTAGAAGTACAACGTTGCACCGATATAGATGAAATTGTAGGTGCTGCGTATGGTTGCACTTCAATAGATAAACCCTTGGACGCAGTTCTACCTCTGTTGTCTGTAACGGTTACAGTATATTGTGCATAACCAGAATATTGTAAAATTGCACTCGTGGCGCTAGCTGTGGTACCAGAGTAAGAAAGATTGTTGCCACTGAAAGTATAAGATTTAATTCCCGAACCGCTACCAGCTGATGCTGTAGCTGCTAATTGCACTTTACTCTTGCCTTGTACGTAATATCCACCCTTGCCGTCTACAACAGTAGTCGTAAATGCACTAATAGAAGGCACAATTGATGTTGGCACATTTGCCGTTACAGATTTGCTTGTACTTGCCACCAATGTGGTACCATTGTATGTTTCTAGAACTACAGTAAGTGTTCCACTAGTGCTACTAGGAAACCAACTGTGTTCTATTACATCACTAAATGTGTTAGTGCCTGCCGCCAAACTAATTGTGTTTCTAGTTGTTGAGCCGGTTTTTAAATACACCTTGTGGTTAAACGCCGTAGATGATGGCGTTACTGTGCCAGACAATGTAGCACCAGTATTAATGGTTGCAGGTACAGTTAATCCCGAAGAACGTGGAATTGTTGGAAGTGTAATAGTCTGACTCACAGACATTGTTCCAACAGAATTTCCACGATAAGTTCCATTCATAACAAAAGTACCAGCGATATTACAAGTTGCCGTACCATTACTATTATGTGTTACTGTTACTGTTTTTGTAGCCAATGTAGTTGAAGTGGTGGTAGTACCACCATAACTAATTGACTTTGTATAATTTGTTTTACTACCACCTACAGATATATACGAACCAGATATCGCAGTCGCATATAACGCATAGTGGTTTATTAATTTTAATGTAACTGTGACGGTTGATGTGTTAGCTGATGTATTTTGAGTATACGAATAATCAGCCACTAAGGTCATACCGCCAACAGATGTTCCGTTAATTGTTGCCATTTCTTTTTACCTCTCTTTTAATTATTTGAAATTATTGAGAGGCTACCATTGCTCTCAACTACTAAACTAAAGCCACCTAAATTGATAGTAGGTGCCTGTTGCATTGTGCTACCAGAATACTTGCCAGTTACGGTTAAAGGTGATATAATCTCAGCTTCTTTGATATGCATCTTGCTTCCAGATATGTAAGCAATAGCTTCATTGCTTTGATTAAATGATAGCCTATCACTTGATAATGTTGTAGAAAATTGTGAAGCGTTGCCATTAGCATCTACCGCCTTAATGTTAAGACCAGTGTTAGAATCAAACGAAAAGAACTGATCGTATTTGTTTGTGCTTTCTTTAAGCTCTTTTAGTACTTGATCATATCTCGTAGCAGGTATCCAATCGTCTTTTGAATAAGTTGTATTTGCGTGTTCGGCCTTTAATATTTCACCATACGCACCATCTACTGGCATATCACTTTCACTGATATCTGTACCAACAACCCAAATATCACCAGCCGAATAAGATGTAGGTTTTGTGGTAAACGTAGTTACTAAATCATTTTTATCTTCTATTGTTGCCAAACCTACATACTCAATGCCGTTAAACACCATTATGCATTTATAAACATTTCTAAATTCAATATCGGAATGCACGACATCATATGATGGTTCAGTAGCACCAGCAATGACAGTATCGACACCGTTAGATACCGTGTACCATTGATATGTAGCATCTGCCGTAATTTTTGTGTCACCGACATATGCGAACGTCTGTAATGTAATCCTTTGTGTATCCTTGGACAATATATACCCATTTTCGGAATACACTTGGAATGTTACAGCCGCTTCACCTGGGGCGCCAACATCACCCTTTGTGTTATACCAAGTATATGAATTTATAGTTGTTGGCGCTGTACTACTTGTACCAGAATATACACCCATATAATTACTAGGAGTAGTCAATAATGTTGTACTATCCTCGGTTTCTTTGTACCTGATATGAACATAATAACTAGTACCATTTGTTCCATTTGCCCCACTAGCACCAGTTGAACCCTTAATTAACGCCCAAGTATAAGATGTGTTAGTTGTAGGTGCAGTAGCACTTGTCGTAGAGCAAGTTCCCATATATTGTGTATTAGTTTGTGGTGTTGCTGTCATACTACTACCATTCGCATTAGCAGAATAACGAATGTGCACATAATAAGTTTGTCCATTAATTCCGTCAGCACCTTTAAATAACGACCATTGGTAATCGGACGCAGTGTTAGATTCTGTTGCCGTAGATTTGTTATATGCTAAACCAATATATGATTTACCATTTGGGCTATCAGACATATTTGTACCACTGGCATCATCAGCATACTTAACCCAAGTGTAATACGTTCTACCATTCACACCATCTACACCGTTAGCACCCTTAATTAGAGCCCAGGTGTAATCAGAATAGTTTGTAGATTCTGTGGCAGTAGTCTTATTGTACGCAATACCCATGTAGGTTTTACCGTCTGGCGAATCTGACATACCCGAAGTTGGCGTGTCAGCGTATTTTATCCAAGTATAATAGGTTGTTCCGTTTTCGCCCTTGATTTTAATCGGCGTACCCCAAGTGCCACTTGTCGCATTCGCTGCAACCTTTTGGCTCATCCAAATGGCACTCGTAGTCGCATTAGTATGCCATCCGTTGGTTGTTCCATTGCCAGTAGGTACACTTGGTGTTGTCGCACTATCGTTATATGTAATAAATACAGACAAACCATTTGAGCCTGGCGTACCATCAGAACCATCAGAACCATCAAGAACCATTAATTCCCAGCTTGTGCCGTTATATATTTGTACAGTATGGTCGGTAGTGTTTCTATAAACCCAATTTAACTTAGGTGAGCTTGGAGGTGCAGATAAATCACCTTGCCAAACAATAGAAACACCATCTTTACCATTTTGCCCGTCAACACCATCACGGTAATCTATACCTTTAATTGGTGTGTAACCTGCTGGGCCTTGAATATTGCCCACGCTTTGCCAATCATTATTATCTAGGCACCAAACATATAATTCGCCTTGTACTAAATAAGTGTCACCTTTCTCTCCAGTAGGATGTGCGGCTTTTAGTTCGGCTAATGTATTATAGCTACCTAAAATCGCACCCACTGTGCCGTTAGAACCATTTTCTACTCTTGTGAAATCCATCTGTGAACGAGCAGTTAACCCGTCATATACAACTTCGCACGAATAAGTTTGTATGCTTGTTGCAACAGATAAAACATTGCTTTTAATAATATATTTTGCACCACTTGATGTACCACCAGCACCCTTCCAAGTAAATGCTGTTATTTTATCCGTAATATCATTTGCATCTAAATAAACCCTTACTTCCAAGGTTAAATTTGTTTTACTCCAGTCGGGAGTGTAGGTGTTTGTGTTATTATCGTATATTTGAATGGTTGGTAAATTTGAAGAAATGTGGACTTCTAGCTTACGCTTATCAGACATATCTACAAAAGTTACGCCATTTGATTTTATTGTTCTGTTTGTCATTACTCTCCCTCCTTTATTATTTGTAATCGAAGTTTACGTCACAAGTAAATGTGGCGTTACCTTCTAAATCTTTATTTGTTATTGTAAGTTTATTACTTGTTTGATTTTCGTGAGCCGTATTCCAAGCAGCATCATCTACATTTGAAACACGCTTCCATGAGAACTTTGCACCACTGTTTATTATTTCCTCGGTAATTTCTGTATCGCCAGAATAAACCTTAGCTGTTAATTCACAAGAGCTAGTTGAAGTTGTAAATACAGTTGATGTATTGTATACAATATCTACATAAAAACCACCATTGGCGATATCTACTATTGTGCTACTATCAGCTACTTTTGTTCCATTGTGTATCATACTCATTTCGCCATTGGAATTAACAATAAATTGTGTACCATTTGGATCACCTATGGCAATCGTTCCACCCACAATGTTTGCACCCGAAACGTAACCACCAATAAGACTGTCGGCTAACACACCTGCACGTTCTTCCCCGTTAACAGTAAATTTACCGAAACAAGAAGCTGATGTTTTCCAGCCGTCCGGACTGTACACTAGTTTATTATTCGAGATAATCATTTGCTCATCTTCGTATTGATCCGTTGTACCCTCTATTAATTTACGGCATTTAATACCACTCTGACCAATCTCTATCGCTTGACCACTTGTTTTGCCTATTTCCAAGGTAACATCAGCTAAACCATTATTAATATCATCTTCTATTTTATTTGTTTTCTCGGTCGCTTTATTCCAAGCTCCTCCAGATACAGAAACGGCTTGACCAGCCTTAATAGCCATTTTTAATAGGTCTGCGGTTTTATCAACCTCATCTTTGTGTTTAACCAAATTCCCAAAATTACAACTAAAATCACTTAAATCTGAAAAATTCAAATGAACTTCAAGCAACCTAGCTCTCTTAACCAAACCATCTCCAAGCCCAATGCGAATAAATTTACCAAGTTTAAATTGATCTCGTTGTATTAAAGGCTCAAACTCTGGTAATGCCAAAATGTTTGCCATAGTCATAGAAAATTCAAGACTTGGTTGCGATATTTTCTTCAATTCTTTGCTCGCATCTTCTAATAGTTCCTTATAAATGGACAATCTTTCTTCTTCTGATTCATAACCAGTAATAAGAATATTATCGTTGCTATACTCACCCTCACGAATAAATGGTGAAAATCTTTGCCATTGCTCTACTGTAAAGAATTTATCCATATTTGTTGCCGCAGTATATCTGTCCATTGCGTTACGGTGAACGGCTTGTGAATTTTCATATGCGACATATGGTGTTTTATCTTTTATATATACAGCGTATACGTGTTTACCACCATCAAATGATGTAGTAAAAGTATATAATGGAATTGAAGCATCGAAACTTCTACGAGTAATGGTATAATTAGCCCCAAAATGCTTCTTGGCGGCACGATAGAACTGTTCGTCGGTAATTTGTCCATTGGCGGCAAGATTAAGGTTTTTAGGGTCAATTTTA